TTTTCTAGCTGTGCAGCTCTATCTCTTTCTTGTTTTCTTTTTTGCTTAATTTTAAGCATTTGATTAGCAAGTTTTATATTAGATATCTCTCTTAAATCTATTGCATCTTCTAATCCAATATTACCCGCTTGTAAAGCTATTTGTATACTTTTTTCTAATTGAGCTTGTTCTTCTTCATCAGGTTCTAACTCCAAAAATATACCAAAATCATGCATGTGTAATTTTTCTACTTCTTCTAATGTTGATGTATTAAAATTATTTATGCTTTTAATCAATGAATCTCTAGTAAGAGGAAAATTTAACATATCTGAAACTCTTAAGCTAATATTTTCGCACGTTCTTACTGTCATATACATTAATGACTGTAATATATGTCTTGTAGCTGTATTAGAGTTAGCAGCTGCTAATTTTTGTAAACCAACTAAAGCATCTTTATCTGGAGTACTTCCATCTCTTGCTTCATTTAATCCTGTTACGTCTCTTATCATTTGTAAATAATACTGATAAGTTTGTATCATTGATTGTATTTTAGATATACCAGAAGAACTTTGTAGTTCTTGTATAGGTATTTTACCTCTATTAGGATCACCATCTTGAGTTAATGATCTACCTACAACGCTACCAGTTTGAAAGTACATGTTTAGCGCTTCTGCAGGATTATAATTTGTTCCATTACCTAAATCCACTTCAGATAATCCATCAGCATCAACATATACACCATCAGGAACTATTCTAGCAAGTACTTGTTGTAACTTCAAATGAGTTAATTGAATCATATCTGCAAAACCTATAGTTTTACTTACAATAGATTCTATTCTACCTTGATACATTCTAGGTGCTGATAGTATATAATTCATATTAACTTTAGTAGTATCAGCTATAGGTCTTGTCATGTTTTCAGCTAACCTCCAATCAAGCATTGTATCTCCTAAACCTAAAACTTTAGCCCCAGTATATAAAACTTCAATTGCTCTTGACGCTCTTTTAAAATTATCACTTTCTGGTGGTTTCCAAAAGTCTGGCTTTTCTAATGTTTTTTCTAAACCTTGTTCAGTTTGTTTTATTTTAAATACCTGATCGTGATATGTTTTATATTCAAAAAATAATACTTGAACCATATCTTGTTGGTTTTGACCCCAATAACTATTGTTAAAAGAGTTTCTACCTGGATATTTTTGTATTTGTTCTAAATCTGCGTTTGTTAAATTAGGAAATTGTTTTTTTACTTCAGATAATGATAAGTTTTTTACTTCTCCTACATAATATAAATCTTCAAAGTTAGGATCTTCAGTGTAAGACCAAACCATATTAGCTGGATTTACATACTCTGTAGTTATTCCTTCGGATAAATTAAAGTTAGTTTTACAAGCACCTATACCTAAAACTGTTAAATCATAAGCTATTTGTTTTTTAATTTGATCAAACTTATTATAACTCAACACTTTATCTATAATTTCTTCTTCAGCAATTTCAATACTTTGTTTATAAGATAATTGCATATATAAATCTAACTCTTCTGGATCATCTGGTAAAGCTTGAGGGTTAGTAGATGCATAATAATTTCTACCAGTTTGCTGAGTTAAATTAGCTATACTTTGTTTTTGTGTTATATCTCTTAACGCTGCTTCAGCATAGTTTGTTCTTGTTTTTATACCATAAGGATCAACAGCAAAAGATTTTATTTCATAACCTCTTTCTGTCATACCATTAACTACTATATCTACAAATTTAGATAAAACCGGTATTGGCTTCCAATCTAAATTAAGATAAGATAAATCACCATTTATAGCTAATTCATCTTTATATTTTTGAACTGGTTGTTCACCTCTTGCATATAATCTTAGTCTGTTAAAGTTTTGAAAATTATCAATAAATCTATTTTGTCCACTGTTATTTCTAAACCATTCATGCTCAATAGCTTGAGCTACTTTTAAACCATATTCAAAAGAATTTTTCTCTTCTTCAGGTACAACCTGATCTGGAAAACTACTGTTATAGTTAATGTTAATCATTTATTTTGATTATTTTTGAATTTACTCCTTTATTGTTATATTTCTTAAAACCTAAAGGTATTTTAGATATAGTTCTTTTCATACTTGGAGAATATCTATTTTTATTACAAGCCATTATTGCAAGTCCTGAACTAATAGATGCATCATGTAGTGTTCTATTATTTATATTAAAACGAGCCCAGTCTTCTAATGTTTTTTGAAAATACATATCACCATAACCTTCATGTGTTATACCAATAAAATTTTCTATATAATCTTCAATAGCTGCCGCGTGAGCTTGTTTAATATCCTCACTACTATTTGGTATACCACCTATTTCTCTTTCAGTTACAGATAATTTGTTGTAAAGTTTATCTGGCCTATTTATAGAATATCCCCTGTATCCTCTTCTTTTTAAGTAATATAATAATCTAGGTTTATTATTTTCAGCAAGTATTGGCATACCGTAAAAAACTAATGCCATTAAAACGTCTTCAAAAAATATTTCAGCTGTTTGTGGTCTTGCTATGTATTCTAAAAAAAACGTATTAGGAGGAACATCCTCCATTGAAAATTTAGTTAAACCGTGTAAAGCTCCTTTAGAACCTCTACCATCTACTGTTCCAGAAATATCATAACTATCACAACCAAATGCACCACAATGATCATTTCCAGGGTATCTTATACCATTTTTTAATAAATATTTATTTTGTAATTGAGCTGATGGCACCCAAGAAACAAGAAATCTTCCATTTTTATTAGGAAAAAATATAACTCTTGTATCTTTAATACCGTTTTCCCATTGAAAACTACCTTGTGTTACTACGTTTGTATTTCTTAAATCTTCATTATAATCTATTTGTTCGTAAATCTTAGTTAGATTAAATAAAGATTGTTTTGCTTCATCTCTAAAAGCATGTTTCTCTGTTCGTGGAAACTGACGATAAAATTCATTTAAACTATCTTGATCATCTTTTAAACCTTCTACTTCATTTTCCCAGTGTGAGATAACTCCGATTTGTATCTTTCCTCCATCAATCCCTTGAACCGGTCTTTTCGGAGTGTCGAATACAGGAAATCCATGAGTATCAATGTATCCTTCGTAGTTCCATTCCATAGGTATGAACAAACTATATAATCCTGAATTAGTCTGTCCATTTCTGTTTCTTTTTGTAACATCTGATGCGTCATATAATTTTTTAAAATTATTACCTCCTTTATCTAAAGCGTTTGATGTTGATCCCATCATACACCTACCTATTACTCTACTACCTAACCTTAACGTTGTTTTCGTGACACGCCAGTTGTTGAGGATATTGTCCGGACGCTCCCATTTCCCTGATTCGTCGTGGGCAAGGAGCTTAAGTTTCTCCCCATCGTACGAGTTGTCCCCCGTGTTTTTCCAGTCGATCGTGGTGTCAAGCCCGACAAGGTCCTCGGGACGTTGATTCTGATCAATTTTACGCCTGGTAAGCTTCGAGGCAGGGACTCTATAAGCGAGTTCGGTCTTGGGTCTGTCCATACCGTCCTGGATGGGTTTGAAAAAGAACGGGTAATTAACTGAGATGGGTACCACTTTATCGGTAAACATCTTCTTTGCATCAGCTCCAGTCTTCGATAATATGCCATATCTGGAATCCGAAGAGATGGTTGCTTGGTGTACAAGTTCTGAAGATGCCATGAATGAAAATCCAGAACGTCTGTTCTTAAGGTAACACAATCCGTAACATCTGGTGTCCAATTTACATGCCTCCCAGAATATGAAAAAGATCCTGTTGGATTCACGAAAGTCCGGCCTGCCCACGTCAATTTTAGTCCACTGCAAGTACATGTAATGAGAACCAGTAATATAACTAGGAACGCCTTTGTTATAAAACCAGAAACCACTTTCACGCCTTTTAAACTCTTCATCAATATAATCATACCACTTTTCTTTAAAATTAGCAGGATAATTATTCCAGTCAAAAACAGTTTTAATTCTTTCTAACTCTTTTGGATATTCATCAACCTCCCAATATTGCTCTTCTTTTTTTCCAGATCTTTTATATACGTTTTCTTCTAATGGAAGCGCAACTTTAAGACCTTGTATTTCATATATCTCACCAATTTTACCAGTTTTACTAATAATAATAACATCATGCTCTTCATTATAACCTGCCTCCCATTTTTTATATCTATTATTTCTTTTTAATATTTTAGGTTTTATGTGATTATGTATTACTTTATAAAGATTTTGTACGTACATTATTTAGATCTCCCTTCTGCGAAACCTTTAAAGCTTGCGCCTTTATCTTTTTTTGAACTTTCTTTTAACATACTTTCTTCTTCTTCTATACGTGTTAGTATTTCAAAAGCATCGAAGATAGCTAGTTTTTTAGTCGCGGCTGCATTTTTTAATCTATCAGCCGATATATCATCATCAGAATCTACTATAGCTTCTTTGGCTACTTTAATTAATTCTTCAACTGCTTTTTGCCCAGCTTGGATTATATTCAGTTTTGT